ATGAAAGCAACCAGAAAATGCAGTTTTTGCGGCAAGTCCTTTGTAACCCGAAGCGGTATGCAAAGATATTGCAGTGAGGCTTGTCAGGCAGAAGCCAAACGAGCCAGAGTGATGCAGAAGAACAACCTCTTCAAAGTCGCCCAACCCTTGATGGAGATACAGCATCAGGAGTATCTCACCTTTTCCAAAGCAGCCATCCTCATGGGCTGTTCCCGACAGTACATTTACAAACTTGTAGCCATCGGCAAGCTGAAAGCCTCACGCATCAGCAACCGCATGGCATTCATCCGCAGAGCCGACATCGAGCAGATGTTGGAGGGCAATCCCTATCACCGCATCCTGCCCGGCAACACCTCCACACCAAGGAAATCATCTTCATCTTCCTTACCTGCCAAAAGAGAAAAAAGGGAAAAGGAAAGCGAAGAAGTGTTGGACTTCTATTCGGGCGAGGAGGTGATGTCCCTTTTTAAGGTAAAGCAGTCATGGCTTTACACTTCCGCCAAGCGTAACCATATCCCCATCTGCCGTATCGCAGGAAAGAACTATTACAGCAAGAAGCATATTGACGAGTTTTTCGGTGTGGCAGTTGATATTAGCGAAATTACCGACTGGCTACTGACCGAGGAGGTGGAGGAACTGTTCGGCATGAAGCCGACCGCACTCCGTGCCTACACCTATCGCCATAAGATACCCACTAAAAGAGAGTACGGGCGTACCTATTACTCCAAATCACATTTGAACGAACTCCGCAGAACTGACCTTGTGAACGATGAACGCTACTATACCGTTGAGCAGGTGCAGCAAATCTATGGTCTTTCGTCAGCCAACATCTGCCATATCGTCAAGGTGAAGCACATCGAAAAGATAAAGGTGGGTGTGAAAAACCTGCTTTTGCGCTCAGATGTGGAGCGTGTCATGGCTGAAAGGAACAAATAACCGTGAAAAATCGGGATTATCGAAAATTATTTCAAAATGATGTATCGTGGAGGTATTCACGGATATTTCACGTTGTTCCTTTGCCATCGGAAACATGGATACAACTCCAAAATGTATACAACCAATTAAAACATAATTATTATGAGTAAATGCAAAACAGTTACCTTGCGTAAGCGCAAGATTAAGAACGGGACACAGTATTCACTATGCCTTGACTACTATCCCGGCTACCGTGACAATGTCACCATGAGAGTGATTACACGTGAAGCCTTAGGAATTTACATCTTCGCCAAACCTGCAAACCAGCAGGAACGGGACTTCAACGCACGCATGATGAAGAAAGCGGTCATCCTGCGCAACCAGCGCTACGAAGCCATTTTCAATGAAAACAACGGCTTTTTTGACAAGACCAAGATGAAGGGCGATTTCCTTGCCTATTTCAAAGGACTGGCTGACCGCAAGAATATCAAGTGGCAGCACGTATACAAGCATTTCCAGCGGTTCGTGAACGGCAAATGCACCTTTGAGGAGGTGGATGTGGATTTGTGCCGCAAGTTCATGGAATACCTGCTTGATGCACCCCAATCCATCCACACCAACCAAAAGCTGCACATCAACTCCGCAGCAGGCTATTGGTCAACTTTCCGTGCCGTGCTGCACACCGCTTACCGTGACAGGAAGATAAAGGAGAACCCAAACGGCTTCTTAGACCGCATCGAGTGCATTCCCACCATCAGGGAGCATTTGAGCCAAGAGGAACTGATACGGCTTGCCGAAACACCCTGTGAGGAGGAGGTCTTGAAAAAAGCTTTTCTTTTCGCCTGTCTTACGGGACTGAGAAAGAGCGACATCAGACAGCTCACGTGGCAGCAGATACAACCATACACCAACGGCAGGATGTTCGTTACCACCCGTATGCAGAAAACCAAAGAAATAGTGCATAACCCCATCAGTGATGAAGCCTATGGACTGCTGGGAGAACGGGGCGAGGGACTTATCTTTGAGGATTTCAAGGACAAGATGCTGCAAGGACCACTCCAACGGTGGCTCACGGCAGCAGGGATAACCAAGAAAATCACCTTTCACTGTACCCGCCACAGCTTCGGAAGCCTGCACGTGGAAATGGGAACGGACATGGCTGTCATCCAAGCCTATCTCGGACATAAGAACATTACCACCACACAAATCTATTCCAAGATAGCAGCGCAGCAGATGTGTCAGGTGGTGGACAAGATAACCTTGAAGCGCAAGGAGGCATAAATGTCTCACATTGACAGGTATTCAGAGGGGCGGTTATGGCTACAAGGCTATAATCGCCCCTCTATGTTTTTGGCTTGATGCCACCATTTATAAGCCCCTCAGAGTATGAAACAGAGTATGATATGATGACATTTCGTGAAATACATTGAAAAAGACCGTTCTAACCGCAAATAACGGGCAGTAATTGGGAAAAATAGCATTAACTTTGCACAAAATAATACAGGAACATTCAATCTCTCAACGAAATATGGAATCATCAATCAAGGACAAATACATCATCTTGGGCTTTGTCGGCTTCGCCATCGTCCTAATATCTTCCATTGCCACGCTGGTAATAGCGGACAGCTTCAACCAAGACAACTTTGTCAGGTGGATAGTATTCGTATGCTGTAACCTGTTGGGATGGTTGCTCTATCTCTCCTTTCAGACACTTATCTTTGATACATACGAAATCTACAAAATCAAGTTCGGCAAGAAAGAAACGATTGCCGAAGCCATAGAGGTGCAGGAAGAACTGTCACAAAATACACTTGAAGAAGCCACATCTGTGCCTGGACCTACATCAGTCCCTGAGCCTGTACCCGAATCATCCCCGACAAAAGAAGAGACACTTATCCAAACACAACCGATAGAGCTTACTATCGCCCCGGATCTTCACGAAAAGAACCGTGCCAATTACGCAAGCAGAGAGCAACGGGAAAAGGAAGAGCGCATCCGCATGGTCATGGAGTATTGCCATTATTACCTGCCTCGCATTGCCGACCAAGAAACCGTGAACCACATCTGTACTGAGGTGGACAAATGGATGAATCTTAACACTTATACCCCGAAGCCCATACAAAGACCGTTTACCAAAGACATCAACAACATTCCACTCCGTCACTTCGTATGGAATATCTCTGAGCGTTTCCTGTACAAGAGATACTACAATGGGGATAACCGTGCCAAGTTCATCAAAGCCCTTTTCCCGAAATCGTTTGCTGATACAGACTTATCAACCATCAAGAATTTCAAGGTAGAGCCGTTAAAGACGGAAATTTAAATCCGGCAAAACGAAATGTGCTCGATTTGAAAAACGAAACGTGCAAAAATCTGGAAAAACGAAACGTTCTAAAAAAATCGCGCACACGACACTTTAAAGCAATAAAAAAGCAGTCCAAAACGGGCTGCTTTTATAGTTTTTGAACGGTAAACAAACAGCGTTCAAACGAGGTTCAAATTATGCGACATTAGACTTCACAAACATCATATCTTTATAACCAGCATCAAAGTTCACATGCGCATTAAACTCGAAACGCTTACAACCTTCAAACGGATTGCCGAGCGTTTTATTATTGCCTAACCATTCACAAAGTTCAATGATAGACGACTTATCTGATGTGAAATAAACAAACGGCTTTCCTTTGAGCACTTTCAACACATCGAGATAGTCAGACAAATGCCAGTACATTTTGTATGTCCCAACCTCTGTGGACAAATAAGGAGGGTCAACTATAAACACCACATTCGGCTCGTCTTTATATTTTTCGTATAGTTCACGATAGTCGCACGATTCAATCGTCAAGCCTTCCAGATAGTCCTCACTTGTCGGGTAGTCGTTCTTTCGGATATTGTTGTATAATGTCTGCTTCTCCATCTCCTCGATGCTCAGTTCGTACTTCATCGAGAACATCACCGATGCCGAGATGGTTATAAAATCAATATAGCCCACCATTTGCTCCTCATGCCTCAAACGTTCAAATATCTTCTCACGCATCACACCATCTATTCGCTTGTGCTTTGGCGTATTGCCAACTATCTCTCGCAAATCAGCGAGCAGCGCATTTGTCTGAGGTATATGTGCCAATCGCTCGCGGTAGTTGTCGTAGTCGTTATATACCACAGTTGCCTCTGGACGCAAATGCTTCGTTATATGGGACAGCAAACCGCTGCCACCGAACAAATCCACAAACATCGTTTTGTCGTTGAACTGTGGTAAAATCTTGATATACTCCTTTGCAAACATGCGCTTCTGTCCGACAAAAGGCAGAGGTGCTGCCATGTGCATTTTCCCTCTCATACGTTCAGTTCAAATTTTATATTATCCTCACCAGTGAGCAGTCGTTCAGTGGGCTTTATATTGTTTTCATAGATGTGTACATTCGCCAAGTTCAGCGTGATAGACTTTAACGGCAAGTCTATTTGTCGAGCCATCAGATAAAGATGATAAATGTCCGAAGGCAATCCGAGGTTTGCATCCGAGCTGCGCTGATACGCCGACAGTACCAATGCACCGTTCTCCACCTGGAACTGCACAAGGCTCAGGCACGGTGCCTGGTTGCTCTCTGCATCCGTTGCTCCGAGAAACAGTACATAGTTCTTGCTGTTGCGTTTCTCCTTGTTTATGCGCTTGATGAGCGGAGGCAACTTCTCCATGTAAGTTGGATAACTGTTCACCAATGTCTGACCGCAATAATCCCACCACGAGATGCCTGCTTCACGGTATCGTTCCACGCTACGCTCACCCTGCATAAAAAGCTTCAGCTCTTCCTTCAGCTTCTTTCTCGCTATGCCGTGGCTCTCGAATATGTCGAGCAGATCAGCCGGTGTGAGCGTCAGCTGCTCATTGAGCAAGTATTTTATCTTGCCTTTTTTGTTCTGTTGGGTCTTGCCTTCAGCAAGCACCTTCCCCAATAATAAATAGTATTTGTTCATCGTGTTTTATTTTCGATACGGCAAAGTTACCACGCTTCCGCATCAAAAAGTAACACCATGAGCAAATCACACTGCAAGCCTTTTGCAGCACGTTTTCAAAAGCCTTGCGCTTTACCCCCCCCCGAACATCTGGACGTCACACTCTCGACCATATCGCTTGATGAGCGTGTACACCTTGCGCTCACTCACATGATAGCGATCTGCAAGTATCGCCACAATATACGACACTTTTTCGCCACCACCGAACATCATTCGATAGTCGTTGTACAAGTCTATATATTCCACATCCTCAATGCGTATTCCTGCCTGTTGTAGCCTTTTTAATGGCTCGCGGTTAAAATTCAAAATCTCAAATACCTTCATTTCAACAAATTTATATACCTTTGTATCGCCAATCATTTATAACACAAAAAACACGAGAGTGCAGCAGGAGCTATACAGCCCCCGGTTGCGCACTCTCGTGGTGTTGTGTTAATAAGTGATTGGCGTCTATATTAACAGGCCGGGGGCTTTTTTACATCCTCCCCCGAAGGGATTTTTTAAGCGTTGTACTTGTCTACATATTTAGCTATCATACTCAGTATAATCATAATATTATTCTTTTTAATTAAATCGTAAAACATCCGGATACCCGGCTTTACTCTTTTACATATTTATCGTGCCGTTACTCATACGAGCAGAAAGGTCTGGCATAATAATAATCAGTGTAAGGTTGTTTTAGACCGCCATTATCATCTCTAGCTCAAAAATAGATGCTGTTCGCATTATACGTTGAAGACCAGTACCCGCACGTTCACACACTGGCAGGGCATCGGTACGCCTTAGCCCGATACCCCTCCATCTGCTTAATCTTCTCAATCAATACGTCACTTGCTCTCATATCAGCGGTTTTTCCAAATGATTTTATCATAATTTACTTGTTTTTAATCGTATAATGAATAGATGGGGAAAGCTGCACTGGTTATTACTGTATTGGTTTCTGGCAGTGTTATATAGTAATCAATAAGAGAATCATCACCCAGTGAGCAGCCCCATACAGCATCAGTTCCTTTCTGTGTAGAAGTCCAATACGATATATTATATACTGGTGCGTTATTCGGATCAATATCCGTCAATAGTGACTGAACAGTGTCGAAGTTTTTCTGTATTTCTATGGCTTCACCTCCCGACATGAGGTGGCCTTTTTTCCCATTTCGAAAGACGTAATCATTACATATACTTGCAGCAGTATCGAAACCTGCATTTGCCTTCATGATGGCTGTTGTATTTGCTGCACCAGCAAAGTCCTGAACAGCTGTAGTTACATCATTAGCAACTGTGCATCCATCAATAAGCCCATTTTTATTACTCCATTTAGTTTCAAGGAATAATTGAGCTGCTATTACAATAGCCACCTTATCTGTAACGAGCAGTGCGCCTACTATATCAGTTTTATTTATAACATCTCCCACTGTCCTATATAACTTGTCATTTATATCAATGACAAACACACCCAGCTCCAAAGCCTTATACGTAAACGTCACCTCTCTGTTATACAGCGGTGAAGGCACATACTTCAACACCTTTGGCTTTGCATACATCTTTACAGCACTAACATCTATTATCACATCTCTATCACACATCACCTCAACCTTTATAGGAGTACCCTGCCAAGTCTCTTTGGTATATACAATTCCTTTACCCCTCACAGTAACAGTCGCGCCAATCAGCCCGGAGTCAGACTCTCCCTTGTCACTCACAAGCTTAATGACAACAGTCTCCATCATGTCGCTCTTTTTGAGATACCCCTTCTGCTGCAGCCAGCTCTCGTCTACACCGCCGCCGGCATTGCCAACCATATCCTCTACCTCCTTTTTAGTGTAGTAGTCGCTGAGAGCCGTTGTCGGCACATACTCTGTATGCTTATGCCCCGTAAGCGCATAATTGTCGTGTGTGTGGCTAACAGCTGCATACTCGGTATGCTTGTGAGTTGTCAAGGCATAATTGCTGTGAGTATGGTCAGCAGCTGCATACTGCGTGTGAGTGTGCCCCATCAGAGCATAAGCACTATGCGTGTGCGAGCTGACATCACCCGTCAGCACATTCTCTATGGCTTCCCTGGTCAGCGTATACTGCGACGACACCGACATGCCACTGTCCTTGTATGCCCCGCTCGCCTCGTCCCAAATCCACCACGACGCATTCTTGATGATCGGCGATTTGCCCTTCTCGCCCCTCTCGCCCTGAGGTCCTTGCGCGCCCGTAGCACCCTGCGGTCCGGTTGCGCCCGTAGCGCCAGTCTCGCCCTTCACACCCTGCAAGCCCTGAGGCCCTTGCGCGCCCGTAGCGCCTCTCTCGCCCTTGTCGCCCTTAACGAGGATGTCGGTTTTCTGGTAAGCCTTGGTCGCCTTGTTCCACTCGTACACGTAGTTGTCGCTGCCGATTTTCGTCGGATGATTGGCGGTGTCATTGGCGTTGTCTATCGCCGCCGACACCTCATTAATCCTCGCAACCTCCTGCGTCCACTCCTCGCGCGTGCCGCTGAAGCCGTTAGCCTTCGCCACGTCATAGGCGTCAGTGCCTTTAAACTGTGCGCCGTCAGTGCGCATACATATACTCGTGCCGTCGCCCTGCTGGCGTATCAGCAGCAGCGTGTCACCATCTTTTACGCCCTCAGCCTTCTGAAGCTTCGTAACGTCTACAATTTCATAATCTGCCATATCATATGATCTTTTATTGTTTATAGTCTTACAACTCCAACGCCATCGTGCCGTCCCACGTGCCACGCTGTGTAAACATACCGCCACCGTACACCTGCAGTCTGACAGTGTCAGGTTTTACCAGCGTGGTGGTTGACGATAGCGACTGCTTTAGCCAACCGCCAAAATACAACCTTGGCAGGCTTATAGTCTCGTTTTCGTGAAGCATCAAAATACGGTCTTGCATATTGCTCTGTGTCTTTACGTCAAAGGGGATAAACTCACCTATAGCGACATTATTTAGTCGGCCGTTAACGGCAAGATTCTTATCCGACGTGAAGTAGCACCCGTCTGCTGCTTTAGCAAGAGCCTGCGTCGTCAGACCGCGGTCAGCGTTTTTATCGGCCACAACCTGCCCGTTCACACGTGGAGCTGAGTATAAGTACAAGAATAGTGCCTTATCACTGCCTACACCGAGATTGCTGCTCACCAGCACACCGCTCTGCCCGAACCCTTCGCGCCCGAACAGAAGGCGGTCGTTGTTAGAGCCTTTAGCGCACAAATACTTGAGGTCATAGCTGCCCATGCTGCTCTTGCATTGTAGCTCGTATGTATAAGGAGATGTCAGCGCCGTATTAGTCACCGGGTAGAATTGCTGTGCACTTATCGCCGCTGCCTGTGTCTTTATCGTGCTCATACCAGCCGGACCGAGGTCATAAAGCAAGTTGCCGGCATTGTCGTAATACTCCATCACGGCATACCCCTCAGCATTGACACCGAAGCGGATATTCGGCGCGTTAGCTCTGCCGTATACACTTATCATACCGTCAGCAATCTTGACTACCGCCTCCTCGCCTTTTGTCTCAAGCCGCTCGGCTTTGACAAGCGACGTATTTAGGCCGTCAGCGGTAAACACCGCCATCGTCTTGCCGTTATTCGCGCGAAACTCAGCAGTGTCAGCCGTCATCGTGATTTTACGATGCACAAGGTCAATACCCGTGTCAAGCAGCTTGCCTGCCACACTCTTGTCCTCAATGTAGTCAGTCTTAGTCGCACGATACTCAGTCACCGTAGCGCCATACTCCAGCTTAGGCTGAGAGACATATAGGTCAGTGCCTTTCAGGCAGCGTATCAACACATATTTAGGCAGATTGCTGCCTACCACTCTCCAGTGCACCCAGTACTGTTCCCATTCGTAATCCTTTTTAAACTCCACCTGAGCATTGCCGTTGGCTGCCGAGTGTTGGTTAGACCCGTTTACTCTGTCCAGCACCTCGACAAACACCTCCTCTGTAGTGTCGCTTTTGTAGAAGTAAGCAGTAAACTGACCGCCCTTATTGCCCTTTGCCATAAACGAGAACATATAGTCCTGTCCCTGCTTAACAAAACCCGTATCGCCCAAATCCCACTTTACTGTGTCTATATTGCCGCTGTAGTAGCGAGCGTCCGAATTAAGCGTAGCGCAACCGTTATAAGTCTGCTGTGCAATTTCGTCCGCGCTGCCGTCTGTCGGATGCAGCCCCGTATTCTCAGTCGCCACCGTTAGCGTGCCGCCAGTTTTCAGCGTATCTGTATTATCAAGCAGATTGCCACCGATATAGTCCACATCATCCTCCGACAACGACCAGCCTACATATTCGTCGCCCTCGACCAACATAGGTTGACAAAACCAGGCATTAGTAGTTATTCCGTCTTCTTTACTGCGCGTCCAAAAGTTACATTCTATATAGTCGTATATAGTATTACCCGTATCAAACGTAAACGAACAGAATTGCCATTCTTTTATCTTTTTGATTTGAAAACTTTCGGAAAATCCGTCAGATAAACGTGTTCCCGTTGCATTTTCTGCCCACCTTATTTCTATACGAACCAATGGGTCCAACCTGTCACATTTTACCCATACCGAAGCTGTATATTTCTTGTTCTTTTCAATCTTGATACATTTCGTCAAGTCGGGGGTTATAGGCCACCAAAATAAACCTGAGAAATAATCCAGACCAGCTGAAATGACATGAGCACAGTTCACTCCATTTACGCCGTTCAGCGTTTCAATTCCGCCACCTTCGTATGTACCGATTCTTACGCCTCCCTGCCTTTTCAGCGCACTCCCCACAAGCAAATTCTTCCTGCCCACAGCCGTTTCGTTCACCTTCAGCGCAATATTACGTGCCGTCTGCTTGATAGTCGAAGTATATTCCGTCAGTTGGCCCGGAGTCTTCAGCGGCAGTTTGTCGTACTTGTTGCTCACCTCAGTGAATTCACTTTTCAGTCCCTTCATGTTCATCTCGATGCCGCCCCACACCGCAGATACTTCAATGTCCACCTTCAGCGTGGTATAGATATAGCTGTCCGTACCATCAGCAGCTTTATACCTCGCAGCTAAAGTGACACTCGCAGTAGTCACTGGCACCAGAATGGTCGTGCCGTCAGATGCCGTGACAGTATGTTGAAAGACACTCTTGATACGGACGTAAAAACCATCGTTGTCTGCTCCCACTACCGCGTCACAACCTCTCGGTTGCGCGGAAGGGTAGCCGAGAAGATGACTCATACCCCAGTCCTCACCGTCACGACTAAATTTCACCCGTGCTACACTGTCCGAATCTATCACAGCAGATACATTGCCGTCGCTGTCCCGTTCAGTAGAGAGTACGAGAGGATTAGGATTCCACATCACTTCAATAGCACTCTCACCATCCGTACCGTTATCTCCAGGCGCACCAGGCGCACCGTCGCTACCAGGCTTACCGTCAGCGCCATCCTGCAACACAGCAATGTCACACTCCGCCAGCATCTTCTCCGCATCCTTGAGCATATAAGCCTTAATCTTCAGCGACTTCACGTTGTACAGACCCCTCGTGTGCACATCAGTCAGAGCCATAGTCTCCACACCGTTGCCGTCCTGCCACACCACGTCAGCCATATATTTCACGTCGCTGCTGCTCAGCAGCTCTGTCGTATTGCCCACACGCTTCACCGTCTCAGCCTCGATCACCTCCGGAGTCGTCGACCGTGTAGCCGTATGCCTCACTATGCATGAGCAGCTCGGCACGATAGTGTACATCACCACATAAGGCTCAATGATGTTGTCCACGCTCTTCGTGAACAGCTTGAACCTCCGCGCATTCAGCAGCACCTGCTCCGGTGAAATCACACACGTCACCTCCTTCCACTGATACGGATTCCTGACCGGCTGCTCCTCGCTGTCCTCCTCGTCAGTCTCCCACAGCGCGCCAATCTGGTGATACATAGTGATAGCAGGAGCCGAGTCCGTAGCATTGTCCTCAGTCGAAGTCGACAGTTTTATCACGTTGCCGTGACTCTTCCACCTTATCTGGTCGCCCACCTGCACAATCACGTCCCCCGCAGCCGGGGCATCCGGCTCGCCGCCGTTCACAGCCTCATAACCGTAGAACACCCTCTGCGCAATCACGTTGCCCCCGTCGTCAGTAGTCCTGCCCTTCTCCTGCTTGGCAAACAGCTCAGCCATCGACACCAGCTCGCCGTCATACACCGTAGCCACAGCCACACCGCCCCAGCGCAGCACCCTGCCCGTCTCGTCAGCCAGCACCCTCACGCCCTTGTTCGGCAGCATAGCCTCGCCACCCACAAACTCCCGCACGTTCGACAGTATCACATAGTCATACAGCTTCGAGTCCTCCAACGTCTCCTGACCCACACCAATCACCATGCGCCAGTAGTAGCGGTTCTGCAGCCTCTCCGTCTTGCCGGCCTTCACGTTAAAGGTCTGGCACAGCGCCATCATGCCCACATGCCACCAGTTCGCAGTCCTCGTAGTGCCGTCATCAGCCAGAGCGTAGCACTTGTAGGCAATCACCCTCTCGCCCGCAGCGTCAAACACATAAGTCACCTTCGCAATCGTCGAGCCGGCATTAGAAAATATAGTAGTGCCACCCGAATACGACACCTTGCGCACCTCCGCACTCGCCGCAAAAAACTTAGCGCGCGCCACGAGATAATCCACGTACATGTGGCTCTTGCCGTCGGCGCCCATGTACAGGTCGAAGCCCTGAGCGCCAATCATAACGCGGTCCGCCGGCGTCGACTTGGCGTCATGCACACGGTCCACCACAACGTCGCTCAGCTTTGCCCCGCCCTTAGCGTCAAGCCCCATCTCGCCGTCGCCCAGCTTCAGGCCCTCCATAAAGCGTATCAATCCCTGCGCCGTATCATTATTCTTGCAGCTCAGAAACTCCTGCATACTGCGTTTCGCCGAAAACAGATTATTATCCGTAGGCTGAGTCGAGTCCCACGAGCGTATCACGTCCGGCAGAGCCGCACCCTCCGTCCTCGACTTGGTGTAGTTCTTCAGCTCACCTATGCTGTCGTTCACCTTCTCAAGCGCACCGGTCTGCAGGGCGTCGCTGATTTCCAGATCCATCTGGCTTGGCAGGTTCACCTTGCGTGTTATCTTCGTCACACGGCTTTGTCTGTAGCCCTTGTCCGCGAAATACTTTTCGCTCACCAGCCTTACACGCCTGCCTACATACAGCACGGCGTTATTCTCCTCCATCCACACGTGGTCGGTCGGGGCTTTATATACGCTTATGTCCTGCCAGTGCTCCGCGTTGTATTTTTCCACAGCTGCCATAAGCTCCTCCTCTGCCTTCCGGTAGTACTCCTCCGGCATCCTCACGTTCCACAGTATATAGTGGTCGCCTGCTTTCGGCACAAGTTTTCCGCCCGGCACCTGAGTATTGTCTGCATACGGCCAGATTGTAATTATCTCAAACTCGCGTGTCTTGCTGTCGAAGTTCACCTCAAAATAGTGATCGTCCGACGCACCCAGTCCGGCAAGCTCGCCGTCCGCAAACGATACTCGCTTCTTCTCGCCTGCCAGCTCATACTCGTTCGGGTCGAAGCTTAGCGTCTCGTCCTTAAAGTAGTATACGGTGAATGTCTTTCCGTCATCGCCCTTTACTTCCTCGCTCCGCACCGAGCTCACCTCTCCCGTGCGCCGTGGATATATGCCGCTGAATGCGTCCTTCTCGTAGTGGTCATATACGCCATACTCGTCTGTGTGCACTTCTACATACTGCCTGCCGCCTGGCAGCATCAGACGGCTGTGCCCATACTTCTCCGCGTCTATGTTACGGCTGCTGCCTATTGCGAACAGTCGCGTGTAGAATTTGTTTGTGTTGCCGGTCTCACGCTCCAGGCTCGTCAGTCCCTTGCCGTAGCCTATCTCTATCTCTTCGCCGTGCTCACATCTGCAGATGTTCACCGTCTGGCCTTCCACCCACCACTCGGCTCCGCCGCCCACCTTCTCGGCTATCTCCTTCAGAGCCTCGTCGCAGTATTTACCCTCGTAGTCTATCACTATCAGCTCCTGACCGTCCACACGGCCCACCTTCCAGTCCGTCGTCTGTCCCATGCCGTTGTTTATACACTTCACCACCATTGCCACATGATCCCTCGCCGTGGCGGTCAGCGTGAACACGGGCTCGGCATTGCCGTCCGTCGTCTCCAGCACCAGGAAGCGTTTTATCATGCTCTCTATGCCGTACAGCTTCACGTCATACGTCCACTCGCCCTCGCTCTTCTGCGCTGGCACATATCGCTCCGTCAGCCAGTAGCGCTCGCCTTCAAAGTCCACATAGTCATTCACATCGAGCGCTATGTGCTCGTAATGTGTGAACGAGAGCGACAGAACGTTGTCGCTCTGCACGCCCTTCTGCTGAGTGCTGCTCTCACCCGCAGATATTTCCGCCCGGGCTTTGCCCGATTTGTCGTATATCGTTATTATCATACTCCGATGCTGTTTTAATGCTGTTTTAATGTTTTTTGAACGGTGTTTGAACGATGTTTCGATGGCGTTATATTATAGGCACCGGCTCACGGAATTTCACCTTGAACTTTCCGGCATGCACTCCCTCTTTCCATAGATACGTCAGCGGCGTGAACTTCGGGCTTTCCGTGTATTTCACGTGTAGCGTTATGTTCAGCTGCACGAATCTTATGTCCAGCCAGCCGTTTTTGCCCTGCTTCAGAAAGTTGATGAACGAGAGGTATTTCTGCAGCCAACCCGCCTTCGTGCTGTTGTACATCGCAAAGTTCAGTGTCACGTCTCTCGGCTCGTTTCTTGGGGTCAGCGTCGCCGAGTATTTCTCGCCCTGCTCCTCGCGTATGTTCACGGCTATGTCCTTCTTCGTCTTGCTCGGCGTCAGTATCGCGGTCAGGTTGTCCATGCCGCCGCGCTTGTCCTCAACAAGGAACACGCCGTACTCTTTCCATATGTCTGTGCCGTTCACCAGCACCAGCCCTCCAAGTATCTTGTCCATGTCATTTCACTTTTAGTCCGTCCCTTACTATTTTTCTTATCTCTTCCTTTATCTCGCCCAGGTGCTCGGCGCTCGTGCCCGTATTCTCGGCTATACGTGCCAGGTGGCTCTCGGCTACGCTCATGCGCTCTGCCACCGTCTCCAGCCTCTCGTCCATACTCGACCAGTGCTGCAGACCGCTCACAAACATACCCTCCAGCTTCGTGCCCTGCTCCTGCGTCATGGCGCTGAATCCTCCTGCCTTCGCGCTCTGGCTCGTACCGCTCGCCTCCTCGTAGCCCGTCACCTTCGCCCACTCGTCCCTTCGCTTCAGGCCTTCCGCCACAATCTCGTCATAACGGCGGTTGAAGTCCTCGATGTCCTTCTCCGTCAGTTCTCCGTTCTTCTCCGAGATGGTCTTGGCCCAGTCGTCGTACAGCTTCTTCAGTTTGCCGTTCACCAGGTCTTCCATCGAATAGCTCAGCAGTGCCTTCTGCATGTCCGTGGCAAAACCCTCCGCAAAGTCCTTCGAGCCTTTCTTCATGTCCATCAGGTTCGACATGAAGCTGTCCTTCATGCTCTCAAAGCTTATCTGAGTCACCGTCTCGCGCCAGCTGTCCGTCAGTTCTTCCAGTTTGCCCGCCTGCGCCGCATAGTCCTGCAGCTTGTCCAGCACCTTGGCGCCGTAGCCTCCCTTGCCGGTATTCTTTATATACTCCGCTATGCCCACATTGCCCAGCAGCTTCTTCATTTCCTCGGGGCTTAGGCTCCAGATGCTGCCGTTGAAGTCGCCCTTCACGTTCTGCTTTATCCATTCCGTCTGCTCACCCGTGAATCCCTTCCAGTAGTGGCCCCAGCTTTTGTGCTTATTCCAGTAGCGGGCCTGCGCATGCGCCATTTCCAGATAGTTGGCGTTTGTCTCCTGCTGGTTGCGCCTGGCCTGCTCGTAGGCGTCGGTGGCTTTCTGGCCGTAGCTCTTCTCCATCACGTCCGTCAGGTCCTCAATGGCGTTCTGCAGCAGTTCGGTCCGCATGGTCAGCGTCTCTATGGTTTTCTTCACCTCCTTCTGGTTGCCGTTCAGACCGAATATGTTGCCTGCGCCAAACCAGCTGCCAATGCCACTGACCAAACCTGCCAGGATGTTGCCCACGTCCTTCACCACGTCAACGACTATCATCGGCAAATCCGCCACCACATTGTTTATCGCGTCGCTGACACGACCCATCAGATTGTCGATGAAGCCTCGCGGATCGTCGCCCAACGCGTCAAGTATCTGGAGTATGGCCCCCACGATGCCGCCTACTTTGCCACCCAGTTCGCCCAGCGACTTGCCTATACCATCCGAGCCTTTCGACAGCGAGGTGATGAGCTTCGTCATGCCGTTCGCAAAACCGTACAGCGAGCCGTTCGACATCTCGCTCAGATAGTTTGTAAAATTTTTTATGCCCTGCGCTGCTGCGTTGGTGTTGTCCGTCAGGGTCTTCCGTGCCTTGTCGCTCGCCTCCTCAGCCTCGGTCTGCGACGCTGCCGTCGTCTCCACCTTCCCCTGCGCTATGTCCACAGCCTTCTGCGCCATTTCTTTCGATGCGTCGTCCGTCGCCTCGGCCAGCTTTTGCTGTGCACGTTCCAGTTCGGCCACTGCCTGCGTGTGCGCGTCTGTCTTCTCGCGTAGGGTTCGCACGCTCTCCTGATACGTCCTCACATTCTCGGCTATCGTGTCCCATATCTTGAAGTTGAACGCACTCGTGCTTTCCCCGCCAGTCTCTTGCTTCAATTTGGCTTGCAAGTCGGTGTAGGTCTTTTTGTTTTCTGCCGACAAAGCCTTAAACTCTGCCGTCTTCATGTATTCCTCCACCTTGCCCAGTGTCTCTCTTGCCACGTCTTTCAGCACATTGCCCACACCATCAAAGGTTGCACCCCAATCTATGTTCATGGCAAGGCTCTTGGCATCAGCTTGCCCCATGGCGGCGTCACGTTGCTTTTCCAGGGCTTTCACCTTCCACTTCTTTTCCTCAGCAGTGCCGGCTTCCTCATTCGCCTCCTTTATCTTCTCGGCATATTCCTTGGCTATGGCATACTTTTGCTCTTGTATGGTTCCATACTCCTTCAAGTAGTCTGTCATGGCAAGCAATTCCTCCTTCAACGCTTCCTTGTTGGCATCCTCGATGGCTTTGCTTCGGCTTTTCTCGTTCAGGGCGTTAGCCTCTTTTATGGCGTCCGTCTGTCCCTTGGTCAGCCCATTCGCCTCTGTCGCAATGCCTGCTTTCTTGTTGTCGCGTTTCCATGCCGTCTCTTGCTTGTCGATTGCGTCCTTCTGTGCCTGGTAGTCGTTTTCTATCTGGCGGAGCTTCTTCTCCAAGCCTTCTTGCATGGTGTCAATTTCTTCTTTGTCATTCTTGCGTTGCAGCGCCACAAGTTCCTGCCCCACCTTTTCCTTCACCTGCTTACGGCGTTCTTCAGCCGCTTCGGCCTTGGCTGCATCCTTTTCTGCCTTTTCGCTGTCTTTGGCCGTACCGGCTTTGCGCGAATCATATTCCTTCTTGGCAAGTTCTGTCTTTTCTTTCAGCTCCTTTGCCTTCTTGTCATATTCTTCCTTGGTCAGGTTGTTTGAGCCGTTTCTGACAAAATCGTTATATTCCTTCAAGGCTGCCTGGTAAGCCTTCCTATCGGCTGCACCCCAATCGCTGCTCGATCTTCTCGGCTCGTTACGGCGGTTTTTCTCTGATTTCAGTTTGTTCAACTGATATTGCAGTTCATCCATGGTGTAAGTGCCGCGGATGTTTTTGCCGTCATTCGTGGTATAGCCATACTTTTTCCCCGACATCTTCATCCGGGCCATTAGGTTCTCACGCTCCTTTATCTGTTTCTGCAGGTCGCCGTTGCTGACACCAGTGAGGTGCTCAAAGTAGGCATTCACAGCATCCTTGCGCACTTGCTTGTTCAGGTTCTGCTGCCGTTGTTGCAGACTCTTGAGCTCGGCTTCCTCCTTACGGCTCAAACCGCCCACTCTGCGATACGAACCGTAACTCATTTTCCACCGCTCTGTCTTCTGCTTGGCTTCAAGTTCTTGTATGCGCTTGTTCACGTTGCCCAGCTCGTTCTTTGGCTTGGCTATGCTTTGCCCTGCTTCCAGCTCAGCGATTTCCTGCTTTATTTTCTTGATGTTTCTCAGTTTCTCATATTCCGTGTCATACTTGGCGAATATCGAGGGATACTTTTGTTCGAGCCTGTTCAGTGCCTCACGTCTGGTGTCGGTGCTTAGTGCTTCGTCTCCTGCTATTGAGCACAGCTCTTCCATCTTGCGCTTGTGTTCTTCCTCTGCCTCTATCACTTTTTGCTTTTGTGCCTCATAAGCTTCGTCTGCTGCCCTGATCAGTTCCGTCTCTGTCTTCATGCTTATCATCATGGCAACAACACCGGCAATAGCAGTGGCAACCAATACGTATGGATTGCTTAGCATGGTAGCGTTAAGCAGCTTCTGCGCTTTCTCCACCATTACTATCCAGCCATAGTGTATGGCTTCCGCTGCGGTCATGCCACCAATACCAACCGTTATGAGACTGTGGACTGCTGCCACCGTCATGCAAGCCGTGCGGTATGTTCCATAAGTGGCAACCAATCCCATCAGCACACGCCCCATTTGCTCATAATGCTCCACCATGTAGGTCACACCGCTCAGCGCTGTGTTTATCACGCCCTCGCTTTGTTTGCCCATGTCGTTGAACATGCTGGCTATGCCATCCTTTATGTTGCTTATCTGGCCTGTAATGGTCTTGCTCTGTTCCTCCATCAAGCCACCGAACTTGCTGCCTTCGCCCGTAAGGTTTTCTATTACCTTCTGCACTTCTGGAAATCCTACCCTGCCTGCTTCTACCAGGTCTTTCACCTTGCTCTCTGCCACGCCAAACACCTTGGCAAGTTCCTCTATCATCGGAATGCCACGACCAGTGAACTGGTTCAAGTCTTGGGTGTATAGTCTGCCCTGGGCCATTGTCGTGCCATACAGATATACAAGGTCATTCAATGGCATGCTTAGACCTGCCGCAATGTCGCCCAGTCGGGTCAATGTCTCATTCACGTTCTCTGCCTCCATGCCGTATGCCAGTAGCTGCTTTGCCCCTTGTGCCACGCCCTCCAGGTCAAAGGGGGTTATGGCTGCTGTCCTCACAAGTTGGGCCATCAGGGCTTCTGCCTTGTCGGCACTGCCAAGCATGGTGTTGAAGGCCACCTCCAACTTCTGGAACTGACCTCTGACGTTAGCAACCTCCGAGACTATCCCTTTCATCGAAAAGGCCATGCCAAGCCCCATGAGCGACTGTTTCAATCTGTCGCTCATGTTCTCCAGTCCGCTCAAGCCTTTCTTCGCTTTATCGCTGCCACCAGTCAAGGCATCCATTTTCTTGTTTACCCTGTCAAGTCCACCGCTGATGCGGTCCAGAAGTTCAATTTCTATTGCTACCGTCTTGCCGTTGCTCATTTCAGTTTACTTTGAAAAAATCCTACAATGTCGTCGGCTTCCTCTTCGGCGCTTCTTTCGTCCTTGGGCTTGCCGTTCTTCTTCTTGCTTACATAATGTGGGGCATCGCTCAGCATCATAATCAGGGTCTGGTAGTTCACACCGTTCAGTATGTAGTCTACGCTCCAACCCGTCTCGCTTGCTATCTGCCACACAAAACCGAAAGGGCTATGGGAGCCTTCATAGTCGCTCGTTAACTCCCTTTCTTCTTTTGGCTCTTCCTCAGCTTCATCGGATTCACCGCTTCTGCCGATTTGATAATATCTGTAAAACTGTCTGTCCCCATCAGCCCGACAAATTTCTTCATCACGCCGACAAGATACTTGTTTTCCATCCAGTTCCTCACAGCCCATGCCGTTAACCCTACTAACAGATGTCGGCTTATCCAGCCACGGCAAAGGGTGTAAGCTATCATGCGGCTTATTTTCTTCCCATGCTTAACGAGAAACTGCATTTCTTCTTCCTTGGTGAAGTGCCACATTTCTTCGCTCGTCACGCCCATTGCCAGCCATTCCCTCGCTATTCTGATTTGCCCTGCCAAGGTCGGCCGGCGCATGGTCACACGCAATTCTATGCTCTTGTTAAAAAAAGGAAGGTGCCATTCCTTCAAGGGCACTGAAAGACCAGTGTCCAATAAAGCCTCCGCACCTTCCTTTTCTATCTGTCTTATGGTCTTCTCATCCATACACTATTACATTTCTGAATCTCCTGGCTTTGTGTCCGACACTTCGTAGGGGGCGCTGTCGTCTGACGGAGCGTTCACCGTCAGCTGGCACTCTACCTTCGACACTTCAGTCAGTGTCAGCTTGCCGCCGAGGTTGGCCATGAGCGTCGCGCTCGGTATCTTCACCGTCTGGCCGCTCTTCAGCACTATCTCACACTTGCCGCGCAGTTCCACAAGGTCGGTCGGGGCTTTCCAGCCAGTATACGCACCAGTCGAACCTACAAGCGTGCCGCCCAGCACCAGCTGGAGGTTCTCATAGTCCAGCTGTATCAGGTTGAACGTCGGCGCTATCGTGCCGTTCTTCGTCACAAGCGTCAGCACCGGAGCGCCTACCACCTGCTCTGCCTCTACGTCCACTTTCTCAGGCTTCGAGCCGCCCCAGTCCCAGCTGCCCTTCTCTATATAGCCCAGAGTCTTCTCACCAAACTTCACGGCACCTATGCCGTACATGAATTTCTTCGATTCTACCATATCTTTCTTGTTTTTATTGTTGTTACTATGCCGGTCGCCACTCCGACGATAAAGGCGATAATAAGCATCATCCACCCCTTCGAACGGCGTTTTTCCTCCGTTCTGACAGCGTTCCAATGCCCGTCCAATGCACTCTTGCTGAGCGACAGCTGGCGTTCCAGGTACTCGCATTGACGTTGCAGACTGTCACACGTCGCGTACACCACGATGGTGCCGCCTTTTTTCTTTACCGTTGCGCTGGCGCGTCCCGTCTTCGCCCTATACTCTGCCTTTTCCGGCAGGTTAGTCAGTTCCGCCAGACTTATCTCCAGCTTCGCTTCCTCCTGAGGTACGGTCTCCGTCCACGTCTGGCGCAACTCGCTCCGGAGGCTGTCCGCGAGTACGTGCCTCACGTTTTCCTCCCGAGCTTCGCTCGCCTTTCGGCAAGTCCCGCAGCCCGACAAGAACAGGACAGTCATCATGATGCTTGCAACTGTTAGCGGCATCAATCGTCTTCCTGAGCCGTGCCATCTCACGTTTCGTCGCTTCCAGCGTTCTTCTCGTCTCATTCAGTTCTTCTTTCAGTGGTTTCACAATGTTCTCTACCAAGATACGGGTGGCATGCTCTGCGTTGTCCATACGCACCGTCTCGGCATCGGCTTCGGCCTTCATCGATTCCGCTTTCGCTTTCCTTATCGTGTCACGCAGCGTGCTTATTGCTATTATCGTAGCCACCAGACCGCCACCGAGCACCACGTTCAGAACTTCGCTGATATTCATGCCATCCATTTTTTTTTTACTTTTGGTATATTCCTATCGATCGTAGCCACGCTGCCACGTCAAAGCTCGGACAAGCCTTCTTCACACCCGGTAGCTCGCCATGACCCACTATCCTTATCTGCGGAAATCTCTCGTGGAAGTCCCTCACATACGCCGTCATCGCCTTCAGCTGTGCCTCTGTACGCGTGTCCTTGGCTGTCTTGCCGTCCTTCGACACACCGCCGACGTACACCACATGGCGGCTCACCGTGTTGTAGCCCTTCGCGCCGTTGGTCACCTCCCATGGGTCCACCTCAGCGTCCTCGTTGTTCCTCACAAGGCGCTCCACCGTGCCGTCAAGGTGTATCATGTCCGTATAGCCCACCTGCTTCCAGCCCCGGCCGCCTTTCTTCACCGGGTCGGTGTGCCAGTGGCGTATCTCGCCACTGGTCACCTCACGGCCCTCAGGAGTGGCGGTGCAGTGAAGCACAAGGTATTTCATACTTGCCATACTCTATTTTTCACTTTTCACTTTTCACTTTTCACTCTTCACTCTTCACTTATCCCGCCTTATAGTCGCTCCTCATCACCACGCCCGCATCTTCCTTCTTGGGCATGCACACGAAGTAGTGGCGGAAGTTCACCTCGTTACGCTGATACTCCGGGTTGTTCTCTGCCGGGCTCCAGTACATCTTTGTCGAACCCGTAGCCTTGAACACACGCGGAGTGTAGAATGCAAACGAGCAGTGGAAGTCGCCTGCCGTACCGCCCTTGTCGCCTACAGCCTTCTTCGTTCCGTCTGCAGCATAATAGGGAGTGTTCTCAAATTCGTATATGTCGAAGCCGTACAGCTTGCCCACCTTGCCCGTGTTGCGGTCTATGTTATACTGCTCCTTGAAGGTCTGGTCTGCTGCCAGGAGGTCGTTCGCATGGTCCGTACACAGCACCAGGCGGCGGTTTGCTGTCGGCACACCCAGTTTGTCCATCGCTGCCTTCATGGCGAGCACGTCCTTCACCGTCATCTTCAGGCGGCCCGTCGCTGCGTCCTTCTCGCCCGTGGTCTTCAGCACTGGGGTCGTCGCGCTGTTGCTATTAGCGCACAACGCATGCGCTGCCTTGGCAAACTTCGCGTCGTTGATGGCGTTCGAGTGGCTCTCCTTCACACGCGCTATCTTGTCGTAGCTGATGGCGTACAGCTCGTCGTCGGTGATCGGGGTCACCTTTGTCTGGAATTTGTCAAGCTGAATGGCTATGTCCTTGTCGTCGAGTGCCTGCAGCGGGATAGGGTAGGTCGTATTGTTCACAAGCACCTCCGGGTCCACGCCTACATCCACCAGGTGGATCACGTCGTTCTCCACGATGCTCGAATTGTCCGGTATGCCGTCAAGCCAAGTACCAGCCACAAAACCGCGCAACGACTTCACCAGCTCGCCCGTCCATATCTCTTTGCAAACGCCTGCACGCAATGCGCCCTGGGCTGTCTCGCCGCTCAGCAGCGCGCCCACACAGTTCATGCCCACAGCTCCGGCTATCGGCGACACACCCATCGCAGCAGCCAGCATGCCGCCAGTCACACAGTTGAAAAGCACTGCCATTAACAGTGCAGCAAATCTCTTCTTTTCCATTCTTTTCTTTTTTATCGGTTTTTACTTTTCACTTAACTATTGGATTTTTCACTCTTCACTTTTCACTTTTCACTTAAAGCTCGCACTCCATACCATACTCCTCCTTGTACAGTCGCTTGTACTCCTCCGGCTGCTCCTTGCGCAGTGCCAGCAGTTCGCCCTGAGGCACATCGCTCAGCTTCTTGTATGCAGCTGGCTGCTGTGTTGAATACTCACCCTGGTGCCCGATGACTGCACTCAGTTTCATCTGTGGCGACATGGCGGAGATTATGCGCTCCAGCTTCTCCTGGCCTATCTCCTTGCCGAGGTTGACGAACTCCTCCTTCTTCTCTGCGCCGATACGCTTCTCGCCAACGGCTTTCTCCACGACGGCTGTGATACTGGCGAGTGTCAGCGTCTCCTTCTCCTTACGCAGGGTCTCGTTCTCTTGCTTGGCGGCGGTCAGCTCTCTTATCTTCGCTGCAATCTCCGCCTCTGTTGCCGTTTCCGGCAGCCCCAACTGTAGGGCATACTGTTTCTGTTCCATTTGTTTTTGTTTTTTATTGTTGTTCAACATTGGCAACGGACATTCGCTGTCCTTGCCGAGAGTAATCTTCTTGCCGTCCTTCTGCAGCACGATGGCGTCGTCATTTGCGCCCACGTCCACTAAGCTCACCTCAAACAGCTTGCTCTTCGTTATCGTCGGGCACGTCTGGCCCTGCACAAGCAGTGCCGCCTCCTCGCTCGTCTCCAGTATGTCAAGTCCGGCGCTCACCATCTTCAGGCTGCCGAACTCCCATTGCTTCTTGCACCTTACCGACAGCTCCGAGGCCTCGTCAAACATCAGCTCGCCCGTCACCTCGCCGTCCTCCACTTTCAGGTCCTTCACATAGCCTATCACCTTCCCGCGCTCGTGCATGTACAGAAGCACAGGGTTGCGCTCATATTGTTCCACGTCCATCCCCGCCGTCAGCACTCTTGTGCCGTAGCTGTTCAGACGGTCGTTGGTTATTCTTACGCGTTTTGCTTTATTCATATCCTTTCGCTTTTTTCCTGCAATATTACTAACTCCTTTTCCTACCGCCAAAAAACTGTGCAATCCTTGCACACTTCTATGCAACCATTGCACACTTTTTTGCACAGCCACCGAAATCATCCCACTTTTGCATAAAAAAACTTTATTAATATGACAAAGGCAGAAATCGAAAAAAAGAAATCACTGGCACGCACGCTCTATCTCTCCGGAATGGAGCAGCAGGAGATTGCCGACAAGGTCGAGGTCTCGCGTGTCACCATATCCAAGTGGTCCACAGCCGAGGGGTGGAAGGAGGCGCGCGCCGCCAAGAACATCACCCGTCCCGAACTCGTCAACAAGCTTCTCCTAACCATCGACGCGCTCATCACGCAAGTCAACTCATCCAACGACCCACAGCTCATTGCCGGACTCAGCGACAAGCTCGCCAAGCTGTCGGCGGTCATCGAGAAGCTCGACAAGAAGGCCAACGTCGTCGACGCTATCGAGGTCTTCATGGCATTCTCCAAGTGGCTCGAGTTCCGGTCACAGACCGACCCCGACGTCACACCCGAGCTTATGCGCGTCATCAACAAGTATCAGGACATGTACATCACCGAGCAGATGGGCATAAAGTAATCCCTAATCACCAAAGGCCCAGCAAGCCCCAAACACCCCAACCCCTCACCAAAGGCCCAGAAAGGCATAGAAAGGCTCAGTAAGGCCCATCCCCAAGCCATCCCCCCAACCCCTCACCAAAGGCTTAGAAAGGCCCCAAAAGGCCCAGTAAGGCCCATCCCCAAGCCCCCTTCCCAAAGGCTTAGAAAGGCTTAGAAAGGCCTAAGAAGGCCCAGTAACACCCAATTTCCAATTTTTACCCCATGACAGCAGCAGACAAGAAAAAAGCATACGACGAGTGGAAGGAGCGCTGCCGGCAGGTGCAAGCCATCACCGACACCTCACTCCTCAAAAGCGAAACACCAAAAGAAAGAAACAATCGCATCAGGCGATTGCTCAACAACTACGCAGCCTTCTGCGAGTATTACTTCCCCCATTTCCTACAATTGCGCGACAAGACCACCGGCAACGTCCTGCGCACCATTCACAACGCACCCTTTCACAACGAGGCTGCGCGCAAGGTTCGTTCCACACCCGACCTCAAGGCAGTGTTCATGTGGCCACGTGGACACGCAAAGTCCACCCACCTCGATGTCTTCATCCCCCTATGGTTGATGTTCCAGCCCAAACGGCTCATCAATTTCATGGTCGTTGTCGGCAAGTCCGAAGACAATGCCGACCGACTCCTTGGCGACATCCAGGCTGAGCTCGAATACAACCAGCGGCTCATCGCCGACTTCGGACAGCAGAAGAACGAAGGCTGCTGGCAGGAGGGTGAGTTCAAGTCGAAGGGCGGTGTCAAGTTCCTTGCCTGCGGTCGTGGACAGTCGCCACGTGGTCTGCGCGACCGTGAGGCTCGACCCGACTACATCGTCATCGACGACCTCGACGACGACCAGCTCTGTCGCAACGACAAGCTCGTGCACGACCTCACCGACTGGGTCAAGGAGGCGCTCTTCGGTGCCCTCGATGTCGGACGTGGACGTTTCATCATGGTCGGCAACCTCATCAGCAAGAACTCCGTGCTCTACAACATCTCACACACCAAGGGGGTCTTCCTTTCCAAGGTCGTGGCTGTCGATCCCGGCGGTGAGCCCGTCTGGAGCGAGAAGTGGACCAGGCAAGAGGCGCAGGCCTACCGCGACTTCGTGGGCTATCGGGCATGGGAGAAGGAGATGATGCACAACCCCATCGTCGACGGCACTATCTTCCGGGCTGAGTGGATACGCTACAAGCGTCTGCCTAAGCTCTCTAAGTACGACATGATCGTGTGCTACACCGACCCTTCGTTCAAGTCCACCACGGCCAACGACTACAAGGCTTGCCGTGTATGGGGCAAAGTCGGTACCGAACTCCACCTCATCGACACCTTCGTCCGACAGGCTACCGTCAGCGAGATGGTACGGTGGCTCTACGACCTCTACGAGCGTACACGCGACATAGCACCCGTTCAGTTCTTCATGGAGGCCAACTTCATGCAGGATGTCATTCTCGACGAGTTTGCTGTCGAGGGCGAACAGCGCGGCTACCAGCTACCCATCATGCCCGACAAGCGAAAGAAGCCCGACAAGATTCAGCGCATCGAGGCCATCAGCCCGCTTTGGGAGCGTGGTTTCGTCTTCTACAACGAAGCGCTCAAGGACTCGCCCGACATGCAGGTCGGCATCGAACAGACGCTTGCGCTCGAACGGGGCAGCCGCGTACACGACGATGCGCCCGATGCCGACGAGGGCGCTATATGGATGCTTCAGCGCTGCTCAAGGCAGAGCATCTGCAAACCCATTTTCGGCAAACGACAAACTGACAAAAACATCTGGTGATTTTTTTACAAATAGAAAGGAGACTCTACACATGTTCATCACACAAGAAGACTACCGGGTCGTCATCGGCGAAAACGCTCTCAAGGTCGTATCGCAAGCTTCGCAGGAGATACGCGACAATGCCGAACTCGAAGCCTGCGAGGAGATTGCAGGCTACCTACGGCCCAAATACGACACCGAGACAATCTTTGCTGCGCAAGGAGACGAGCGAAACAGCCTCGTCGTCATGTACGCTGCCGACATCGCGCTCTATCACATGACGGCTGCCATGCCACAGAAAATGGGTAGCGAGATACGAAAGGAACGCTACGAACGGGCCATCAAGTGGCTCGAAGGCGTGCAGGCTGGCAAAATCATACCCGACCTGCCGCTCGCCATCGACACCGACGGCACACCCTGCGGCGACCTTCTCATTTTCGGATCACAACAACAGTTACATCATAATTGGTAAAACTATGGACATTAAGAACTTTTTCAGCGGCATCCTCACGCCATCAAGACACAACGTGCTGCACACACAATACGGCGACTTCAACCTCGCAAAGGCTTCCGACCGCAAGCGAATAAACAAGATGGTCATCGAGCTGCAGCGCACAACCGATGCGCTCACACGAAAGGACATCGCCGACTGGCGCAACGCATGGCAGATGGCTATCAATGTCGACAACCCTAACCGCTCACGACTTTATGACATCTATCGAGACATCGAAATAGACCTGCATCTCTCCGGATGCGTAAGCCAGCGTGTAGGCTTTGTCATGGCTAAGTCCTTCAAGCTCGTCGATGCCAAGGGCAACATCGACGACCAGGCGCTCCACCTCTTCGACCAGGCTTGGTTCAAGCAGTTGCTGAAATACGCGCTCGAAGCCAATCTCTGGGGCCATTCTCTCATCGAGCTTGGCGACGTCACCACCGATGGCGACGGATGTCCGTGCTACAACGATGTCAAGCTCATACCGCGCAAGCACGTCATTCCCGAGTACGGACGCGTCATTCAGCAGCTCGGACAAGACTGGACTTCCGGCATCGACTACCGCTCCGCTCCCTTCACCGACTGGCTCATCGAAGCCGGACGGCCCGACGACCTCGGACTATACCTCAAGGCGGCCACACAGACCATTCCTAAGAAGAACATGCTCGCCTTCTGGGACTCCTTCGGCGAAATCTTCGGCATGCCTATGCGTATCGCACGCACCACATCGCGCGACCCTAAGGAAATGAGCCGTCTCGAACAGATGCTCAAGGGTGCCGGAGCAAGCCAGTACATGGTGGCAGGGCAGGACACCGAAATCGAATTTGTCGAGAGTGGCAAGGGCGACGCGTTCAACGTCTACGACAAGCGCATCGATCGCGCCAACTCAGAGCTGTCTAAGCTCATCATCGGACAGACCATGACCATCGAGGACGGAAGCAGCCTGTCTCAATCGCAGACTCACCTCGAAGTTTTCCAAAACCTCGTCGACAGCGACTGTACCATGCTCCGCGACATCGTCAACAACCAGCTCCTTCCACGCATGCTCAAACACGGATTCCCGGTCAAGGGCCTGCGCTTCGAGTGGGACAACGCCGTCGACTACACCCCAGAGCAGCAGGTGGCATACGAGACCATGATCGCCGACCGCTACGAAGTCGACCCCACCTACTTCGCCGACAAATACAGCATGCCAGTAGGCGAACGACGCGCCCCCCTTACAACACCTACAACACTTACCAAACTTACACCCCCTACCAAACCTACTACACCTACCAAACCTACAACACCTACCCCTTTTTTCGACTAAGCCCCAGCGACTACCTGGGGCTACACCGACGATATGCCGAAATATTAGGCAATGACACCGGTCTGTCTTCCTTATGCCTCAGCAAAAAGGAAGAGGAAATTGATGCCATCGCCAAAAAATGGGCAAGTGTCATCAGTAACAAGTATGTGAGAGAAGACGCTGAAGAGGCTGCGCGAATTGCACTTAGGCATGGCATCAAGGAGTTACCGGAGTTGCGTGAGGTAGATTTGGGGGGGAAGGAAACGATTCCATGGCTTGACTCGTGCAAATTTCCACCCTGCTATATGCGAGGGAGCACCCAATATCATCAATGTGAATAAACGTGCTTATAAAACATGGGTAAAAGATACAGAGGATGCAATCCGTGGGGGATGGCATGCCCAAAGCAACACTATCTTACACGAATTGGGACACTATATCGACTTTTGCAACGACCCCGATTATTTTCGCTCAGTAGAACACGAATGGAAAATGGATAAAGCAGACAAGGAACTTATCAAAAAGCAACTTTCAGAGTATTCCCTTACCAATCGTGCTGAGTTTGAGGCTGAACTGAATGCAGCGATCATGAGGGGTAAGGTTCTACCAAAAGAGTTGCTTTCTTATTCTCACATGAATAATGTTAATACGGAACTTGCAAAAAGTTTGCTTAGTTTGGGGGCTGGTGAAGACGTCTGTCTGCCAAGCGAAGATATTAGCAAAGGCTTCAAAAATGCAATGAAAGTTCTTTTCAACCAAAAGGGAAGTTCTTTCTCTATTGACATCATGGCAGATGGCAATGTCCAAAACTTGATAGAGGCTCATGCAACTGTCCTCGACCGCAACTTGCAACGCGTGGAAATGTCCGACATCATGCGCCAACGGCTACAACGCTCCAACTACATCTTCTCCGGCATCAAGACCTTCCACGAGCTCAACGAGGCGTTCCCCTCATTGCTCGACGAGAACGGCAATCGAAAACCGTTTGAACGCTTTTTGAACGACGTTCAGAAGATCAACGACACATACAACGCCAACTACCTCCGTGCCGAGTACAACTTCGTGCAGTCCTCTGCACAGATGGCGGCCAAGTGGGAGCAGTTCGCCGAAGACGGCGACCGCTACAACCTACAGTACCGCACGGCGGGCGACAGCAAGGTGCGTCCCGCACACGCTGCCCTCAACGGTGTCACGCTACCACCTTCCGACCCCTTCTGGCAGACATACTATCCTCCCAACGGATGGAACTGCCGATGCACAGTAGTCCAGGTGCGCAAGTCCAAATACCCCGTCACACCCCACGACGAGGCAATGAAAAGAGGCGAAGAGGCTCTGCAAGACGACACAAAGGGCATCTTCCATTTCAACCCCGGCATACAGCAAAAGACCATACCCGACTACAACCCCTATACCATTCGTCGATGCAACGACTGCGACATAGCTAAGGGGAAAATCAAGCTGGCGAAGTTCATTCCCGAAAATGAGCTGTGCGCTGCGTGCAAGTTAGTAAGGAGCATTGAACAAAATAAAATTGATACAGAGGTCAGTCGTTCCAAAATTAACACAGCCAAAAAATCTTTGGTAAATTGGTATAAAGAAAATTTGCCAGTTGGGACTCTCGGAAAATTCATAGCAAAACGATTTGAAGTTAGTGCGTCAGATGGGACAAATATTATCATCAAACGTTCCTTCTACGATGAGTCAATCAGCAAGTATCAGGACGACCCAATGTATCCTCTTAAACTTGAATATGCAAAGAAAGCCCACGAACTCATAAAAACTGCAACACTCGTAGACCCAAATGAAAAAAGCATTGACCACCCTGACGCATACTTTAAGGTTTACGAGATTGTTGATGATTGCTATAAGGTTGAAATGAAAGTAAAATGCAATAGGGATGGAAATTACATGCACATTCTACGAGTATATAAAAAAAGCAATGATCCGTCACCTTCCTCGTGTGTCTCGCGATAAACGCGGACGGAGGATAACTTGATTCATTGCTTTTTGCAAAGATAACAACAATTTCCAAATAAAACAACAATTATGGAAGAAAAAATACAAAATGAGGAAATTAGAGAGAAGCTCAATGCCACAGTAGAGCACATACTGCGCTTGCCGATAGAAGTAGTATTCCCACGCACAACAGCCATGGGAACACTTTGGCAAGCAATAAAGCGATTGGGGAAGAAACCTGACCCACAACATTCAAAGTGCCTTCTTGATATTGCCGTAAGCAATTTGAGAGTGCTTTCAACTTTAGTTTGTACTGCAAAAAGCAATACAACACACCAGCAAGGACTGTCAGCAACAGAAATAACACACTCGCTACTGTCAAGCACCGAAGAAACATACTCTCTTGTGACATATCGACAAAAACAGCGATTATACCTATTAAAGTTGCGGCTATGCCTGACTGATGGCGTATTAGTGATTCATGCTGAAGCTCCACTCTTTCTTTGGCTTCAATTAGCTCTCGAACAAAAACATTCCAGTCTTCTTTTGTACCAGGTATTACAGGACTCATAATTGTTTTTGCCTGCAAAGGTATAACGTTTCATTTCAAAATTCTCAACATTCAACAAATATTATGAAACAATCCATCATGATCGACGGCATCGAGATTCAATACACCATCGAGACCAAAGACATTTTCGCAGTCCTCGGCTCTGTCTACATTTACCGACCCGTCACCTTCCTCGACACCATACGAATCATATATAGAGGGCTGCAGCGCAATTGTGGCTACTCTTTCGACGAGTTCCAGGCGGCCGTCATGAAGGGAAATATCTACCCATCAAAAAAGAGGGGACATTATCCCCTCTCTGTTGCCACTCTGCGCATACGCAACAGAGTCAAGTCCGTCAACAAGCAGTTTCTGCAGTCACGAACGCCTCGTTAGTCACAGATGTCTCAGAGCCACATACTGATACACCTCGATGCTCTCAACGATATCCTCGTGGTTATGGTTCGTCACGCTCTGCACAAGGTCAAGCTCGCCGAAGCTCTCCCCCTCAAGGTTCGCCAGGCGGCGGTGTATCTTGTCCGGAAGGTCAAACACCGCCAAGGCGTCTTCCTTGCAAGCACTTCCTGCGCTCGCGTCGCCTGCCCAGTCCGTCACTATATGCAGCGTCAGCCGTGGTTCTGCCCTATATTCCACACCGTTCACTATGGGCTTCCAGTCTATCTGGCCGAACTCAACAAACACAGCCGGGCGTGCCCAACTCTCTTCCTGCTCTATAAACTCCACGTTGCGGTTCCACAAGTCTATATGCTTTATCTCGGCTATCGCCCCAAGCTCCCTGCATAGCAGTTCATAAAGTTCATGTCTCATTTTCGTCTTATTTCAAATTCCATGTTAAAATATTCTGTTATGTTCTCTTCCACTATCTCCCTCACTGCCTTTTCCACCTCTGGCGACTCTCCCAAAAATCTGCGCCTCGGTATCTTTATGCTCTTGCCCTCTTTCATCAGGGCCATGTGCTTCCAGAACTCTGCCTCCGTGCTCAGCCTCACAGTGCGCTTGTCGTTCCGTCGCTCGCCGTTCTTCTTGCGCCCGAACGCCCCCGTCGCCTCATAATACTTGTGCCAGAAGTAGCCCTTCATCTTCTTCGTCACCCTTATCTCGCCTCCGTCGTTGTGGATGGATGCATAAGGCAGGTCCGTGTAGAACGTTATGCTCGTATCCGTCGTGCGGCTACTGATGCTCTGTCTCAGCTGGCCCGTGTCTATCAGTATCGGCCCGCCAGGCCGTATCGCACTGCTCCTGCGCTGCCATGCCTCGCTGAAGAAGGCCTGACGCTCAAAGTTCTTGTCAAACTCATCACTCAGTTCCACCCTAATATCCGACAGGATATTGCGGATAATTTTCTGTACATCCTGGTTCATCGTCAAAGTCAAATTTTAGAAACATCTCCACCTCTTTGGGCACGTCATTCTTAGCATCGCAAGAGGCATTTATAAGGTTATAGAACGTCCGCTCGCATATACCATATATAGGATACACATACTGGCGCCATATCTCGCGGTTGCTCAGTCCGCTCCTGGCATGCTGGTCGTATATCCTATTTATGTCCCTTACCCGTTTCTGATAGCTCGCGCCACGCCTCTTTACCATACCCAGTATCTACCCCTTTTATTGCTTTTTTCGCATAATTCGCAAATATAAACCTTTATCCTTAAACCGCAAGCAAAAAGCCACCCAAATCACAACGATTTAGGTGGCTTTCCTCAATTCAATCTCTCTCCAAAGGCTTAGAAAGGCTCAGAAAGGCCCAGCAAGGCCCAGTTGCCCACCAAGCCCCAGTTGCCCCACCAAGCCCCAATCACTTCGGATTGTAAGGATGTATGTCATAAGTAGTCTTCGAGCTCACTATCACGCGTCCACTACCGCCACACTGGTCACATGCACACACCTTCCCACTCACACGGTCTACGAGTCTCCCCGTTCCGTAGCATCGGCGGCATACAGCCACCTTTGCAGGCTTCTCCACTTCCAGTTTCATTCCCTATTGGATTTTTCACTCTTCACTCTTCACTTTTCACTTAAAGTCTGCAGAAGCTCGGCTCTATGCGGCTCCACACACCGTTCTCCGGATTGCGCTTCGAGAAGTAGTAGTTCGTAGCTGTCGTCTGCACCACATTGGCCTCCTTGAACAGCTGCATAATCTCCGCATACTCCCCGTCAAACTTGTCCTCAAGCTCATACAGCTTCGATATGCTCTTATAGTCCAGGTCGCCCGTCTTGTTGCGCTCCAGCAGCGTCATCGCCATCTGGTACATCGGGTCCTCCACACCCTTCTCGCTCGCAGCCATATATCGCTTCAGGTAGTCCACAAGGCGCTCCGCTGCCAAGTCTGCACGCTCGTCAAAACCCTTCACCTTGTTAAACTTCACCTCAAGCTTGAAGTCCCCGTCAGTGATCGTGTAGCTCTGCTGCCCGTCGTTCTTCACAGCACCATACTCCCGCATCACATTAGTGAAAGCCGTCACCTCGCCGTCAAGCCATTTCTTGAAGCCGCTCACAGTCTGCTCCACATCGTTCACCCTCGTCAGCACGTCATACATAAACTCTGCACGCAGAGCCTCATAGCTCTCACGTTTTGCCACGCGGTCATTCTGAGCCTCACTCTGAAGCTGGGCAAGCAGCGCTGCTCTCTGTTCCTTACTCATGCCTTTCAGCAATTCCAAATTCTCATTCTTTGTTTCCATATCTCTAAATTTAAAAGTTTATAGTTTAACACTCAATATCTTCCAATCTCCAAAGGCTCAGCAAGGCCCAGAAAGGCCCAGCAAGGCCCATCCCCCAGCCCCCTCACTCTTCCTTCTTCCGTCTCATCGCCCTAATCTTAGCGTTCAGAGCCTGCAGCTCCTCATCATCCAGCTGCCTGAACACCTTCCCCGCAATTCTCTTGTCCTTGCAGAAAGCGTCCACAGCCTTCCAGTCTGCCGTGTTCACGCCCCACAGCTGCATCTGGTGCAACACACCGCTGCGAGCCTTCTTCAGAGCCTGGCGCAAAGCAGCACGCCGTTCGTCGTAGCCCGCCACACGCTCCATCTCCCTGCACATCAGGTCATACTCCTTGTACGTCATCTGCCGCAAGTGTTCCGTCCTACCGCCACTAAACTGCCTCACAAGCGTCTCCTTGTCAGCACCAGGCAGCCTCTTCAGCAGACCGTAAAACCGTCCGTAGTTATCTATGTGGTTCATAAGCTGCCTCCTTCTCTTTCCATTTCAGCCACGACTCACGGGCCACGGCAAGCGTCGTCGGAATGTCCCATGACAGACCGTCATCAGGAACCAACGGCACGTTGTTGTAGCACAAATAAACCTCGCCGTTAAACTCACGAGCCTGAATACGCTCTTCACTCTCTCTCACTAAGGCAGCAGCCCTCAGCGCCGCCTGCTTCTTTCTGCGAGCCTCACGCTTTGCGCTCAGCCACGCCTTGATGTCTTCCAAAATCTTCATTTTCTTTCCCTTTCTTTTTTCTCTTTCACTTTTTCACTCGCTTTCCACTTGATGGTCACTTCGGCGTCCATCTTGCCGCTCCCCTTGCACACCGGGCAAGGGGTCCACACCTCGCCAAGTCTCGGGTCACCGCCAAAACCGCCCTCGCCATAGCAATACCTGCAAGTGTGCCCACGGCTCACTATATGCTCCTCAAGGCCCCCATACAGCGGAGCCTCAAGAAATATCATCTGATTCTTACTGCTCATAATTTCTTGCGTTTATAAGTTATTTTTTCATACTGGTGCCACTGACACACCCGTGCCGCAAACATCAGGTCCGTCGTCTCCAACACCACACGGCCCTTTGTCTTCTGGCTGCGGTGCACTGTCAAGTCACACCCCCAGTTGTTCTCTATCCATTCGCCCATCACACTCTCCGCCTGACTCTTAGTCAGCAGAATGTAGATGGTGTCTCCATCCTTATACTCCATAATAATTCAACATTAAACATTCCTCAACGCCCCAAGTCCCCAAAGGCTTAGAAAGGCTCAGAAAGGCTCAGTCAGGCCTAGAAACCAGCCCCAGCACCTACTCCTCCTTTTCCCAATACTCCTCAGCCCTCTCTGCCCATATCGTATAATACCCCTTATCCCCGAAAAATCTCCCCTTCGAGAACGCCCTATATCCCTCCACCCATATCTTCAGCGACGCGTCGTACATCACGCTCTCTGCCGTTCGTCCCTTCGGTTTCGTGCCGCTTGCCTGGCTTATTATCACAAGCAGCTTGTTCGGATGCCGTGCCTTGAAAGCCAGATAGTCCTCGAAGCTCATCCTCGTATACTGGAACGAGTCGATGATCACCGTGTCCGGACTCTTGCGCTTCGCCAGACGATTGTCAAGCTCTTCCATGCTCTCACCGTCCAGCAGCACCATCCTCCGTGCCACGTCCTGCATCCCGGCTCTAATAAAGGCGTTCTTCATCGTCAGGCTCGAACCTTCCTCAAGGCTGTCATAAGCCACACGCCCAAACCTGCATAGCTCCTTACACAGCTTCAGCACAAAACTCGTCTTGCCGCTTCCGCTCCTGCCCCAGACAAACCACACGCCGTTCCTCTCTGGCTCACCGAAGGCATCCTTCCACTCGTCGCTCAGCTTGTACGTGTCATATTTAGTCGCAAGCAGCTCGCTCACACTTATCGCTCTTTTCATACGCTTCAAACATTATTTGAACACCGTTCAAGCACCCATCATCTTCACTCTGTGTACACCTTTCTTCACCCTCCTCAGGTCGAAGTCATACTGCTCGGCGTCCTTCACCACCTCAGCTATCTTCCCCCGGTCGGTCAGTCCGTTCGCCACGCAGATCGCATAAACGTCGTTCGGACTTGTCTGCTCCAACTCAAAGAACTTGCGTCCTATCCTGCTGTGTATCTCGTTATATCCTTTCTTGTCATAACGCAGTCCCATCTTCATCCTGCGCTTGATATAAGAAGTCGAGAAAAACACGATGCCGCATTTGTCCTCAAGCCTGTTATACAGGTCTATGAAGTAGTGAAACACCCTTTCCGTCAGCTTGTCTGCTTCATCGAACAGCAGCACCGGGTTCTCCGTCTGTATCAGCGCGCCGATGATTGCGTCAAGCATGTCTCTTATCGTCATGCCCTCAGTCCTCAAGCCTATCTTCTTCGCAATGTCGCGGATAAAGTCGCTGCGCTTCATGTCTTCCGAGCACAGAACGTAGTATGCACCGCTATGCTCACGCTCGTACAGCCGCGCTGCCGTGGTCTTGCCGCATCCGGCTTCACCCACCACCCAAGTCACGTTCTTCCACTCCTGGGCGTCACTCATCGCGTAAGCCATCTCCTTAGCAGCTGTCGTGTCCACAGTCTGCCACTCACCCGGAGCCTGGCTGCCCACCTGCGACGCTATCTTCTTCCACATCTCGTCGCTGATGTTCTCCCACTTGCCGCTCAGTATAGAGCTCACCGTGCCCGCACTCGTGCCGTCCAGACTCGCCGCAGCCTTGTTCTGGCTCGGATATTTCATCACATAGAGGCGCAAAGCCTCACATATATCTTTCTTCAATTTATCGTTCATAATCCCAAAATAATAATTAATAATTAATAATTGTCCAAAGGCTTAGAAAGGCTTAGAAAGGCCCAGCAAGGCCCATCCCCTACAACACCTACACCCCCTACATCACCTACACCACCTACAACACCTACTCCTCAGTCTCACAGTTTCGACGCAATCTTCTTCTCCGTCGCTAACGGTATCCTCTTTTCATCCTCGGTCCTGCCCTCCATCACGTCCAGCCAGTCGTCAAGGCTCAGCGATTTCGTGTGTCTTCCCAGCTGGTACTGCTCAGGAGGCTGCGAGTAACGCTCCATGCGGTGGTCTATCTGCCGCTGCACGGCTGCCGTCGTGCCCTTCAGCTTCGGCGAGTGCAGACCCTGCTGCTCCGCGTCCGTGCCATGCTCGGCGGCTATCGTCCGGCCGGCCACCGTCCGCTCTATGCGGTCCTGAAGGTTGGCTTCCTGCTCCTGACGGATAAACTTCGCATCGTCCGTCCCCTGCTGGTCTTGCAGGGCGCGGTGTATCAGTATGTAGGGTTCTGCCGTCCGCTCAAAGCGCAGCGAGCCGTCTGGGCCTTTTGTATAGAGTCTGATGCTTGCAAAGTCGTAAGGGTCGTAAGCCACGATGAAACGCTCGTAGGTGTGCTTCCTTCGCCACTCGTGGTCGGGTACGCCGGGCGATGAGCATACTTCGTACTGCCGCTTCTCGCCTTTGATCGTCACCTGCAGGCCCTGGTCCGTGAACGTAGCCATGCGTTTCGTAAACACCCAGAACATGTCCACCATGTCGTGCAGCGTCACTTCCTGGGTCTCCTCGTTCACGCTCTTCTCATACATGTCTATCCTACGCTCGCCGGTGGCAGGGTGCACACCCTCGTTCCATTCCTTACGGGCTGCGGCATAGGCATCTTTCAGCTCCTCCAGAGTGTACAGACTGTCCTTGTTGGCTTCGATAAACTCAACGTTCGGGCGGCTCGACGCCTTCTTCGCCGTCACGTTCTGACCCGTGAAGCGCCAGTCCTTGTGCAGCACCTGAGCCTGAAACCGTCCGAACACGCTCTCTATCGTCTTCGACTCGCCGTTATAGGGCTGTGTCGGTCTGTGTACGCGGCAAATCTTCCCGATAAAGCCGTCCGAGTCCAGCTTCTTGTGGCCGCCCTGGTTGTCATAAACAATCTCATAAGGCTTGTGTCCGCTCTTCTGGATTGCCATGCGGTAGGCGTGGTATTGGGCCTCATAGTCCTCTGTGTCGCTGATGCAGTAGCCCAGAAGCACCTCGCTCATTGCGTCGATCACCTCATACACCTGAGTCGTCCGCACCTTGCCCTGCTCGTCCCTATAGTAAAGGTTCAGCTTCGTGCCGTCACCATACCATAGCGTGTCCCTGCGTGTCGGAAGTGCAGTCTTGTGCTTTCTGCCGTAACGCTGACGGGCTGCCTGCTCGCCATATACGGCGTCATACCATAAAGGCTCCACCGACGGGCTGTTCAGCCATTTCTTCATACCGCTTAGGCTTCTTATCGGCTTCCAGCCTCTTTCCTCGGCTATCTCGTTTGCCTTCTCAAACAGCTGCGCGTCTGTGTACACCGGCACCTTGCTGCGCTTCAAAGCCACAATCAGTTTCAGAAAGTCACCGGTTATCTTCAGTGCCGAGGAATTGCCCAGCTTGCCGCTCACCACGCTCTGGTAGCCATCGGACTTCCAAGCCTTCAGTCGCGTCTTCAGTCGCGCCAATGTGCCCGGAAGCGTGTGTCCGTAGCTCTCACGCATACGTTCCGAACTGTCAAGTATCAAGTCCCACGCACCCGACATCGGAGCGTTCAGGCTGCTGCGGATAGCCTGGCGTCTTGCCGCCATCTTCTCCAGCTCGCCAAGCACCGAGGCGTTGATGGTATATTCCTCTATCATCTTCTCCGTCAGGTGGCGCTCCTGCCCGTTCTTGTCCATATAGGTGTAGGCTTCGTAAAACTCACGCGCCTTCGCATCTATCTTTATGCTCGCCTTCGTCATAGCCTCTCGCATCTTTTCTTCTGGGTCGCCGTATGTCGCCACAAACCGCCGTCTGTACTTCTCCGGAATACTGCTCCACACATACAGTGCCTGAGTCCCCTCGCCGCCGCCACGACGTGCACACGCTATGTTGCAGCGGCACACATTCTGGCGCAAGGTGCTCGCCTTGATGACTGGCTCGTTTCCGCCCGTCAGCTCGGCAAACGTCACGCACAATATCTTGTTGTAGTACTCCATTTCCTTTTGTCTTTATTTTCCTTCTTGCGGTTCTCTCCTTACATAGTGGCGCAGCACATGGCTTCCACCTTCTCCTGCACGGTCTTGATGTCTGTAAACCCGGCGTGCTCGATGCGTTCCACCACGTCGCCTTTCTCGTCCTTCAACTCCAGTACGCCCGTGTTCTTGTCGCCTTCCCACATCCAGCCGTTCTCGAAGTGTTGGCGCATCATGTTGTCTGCGTCATGCACCACCTCGCTCGCAGGAGCCGTCACCAACTCAAAACCGCCACGCTGAACGGCAAGGCAGCGTATCTTCTTTGCCAGGTCGCTCTGACCCTTCACCGGGTGAAAGTTCAATGCGTAGCTCACCATCTCCTTCGTCACACCGAAGGCCTTTGCCAAAAACTCCCGCTGGGAGCGGGTTACTGTTATCACTCTTTCCTGACTTCGTCACTCAAAAATGTCCATTTTGTAATTGGTTGATAAACAATATTTTGTATCTTTGCATACCCTTATTTTGGGGTACGCAAAAGGTTTTTTAACAATGTTTGTCAAAAGAAAGAAGAATCGGTCTGGAACAACAAGTGTTGTTGTTGCAGAGAAAACAAAGGGCATTTACAAAGAGTTGATTACTATTGGTGTGGCCAAAGATTCAAACGAAATAGACAGTCTCGTAAATGTAGGTCATGAATGGATTTCAAAAGAAGAATCTCGGCGCCATCCACAACTCGATTTATATGGTGAGGAGCGTGAGGCGTGTGACCGTGAGCGTGAAGAAGTCCGCCGCGTT